GTAGCTGTCTTCCGTGTAGCTGTCTTCCGTGTAGCTGTCTCTGTCTTTTTCATGGTCGTAGTCCTCTTGTCTCTTGATATTATGGGGGCATACTGTTCGCCACCATGGCACGGAACACTAGCGACCAGATCACATAGCGCAAGTGTAAATTTTCCCCCTTAAGGTGTAAATTTTACCCCCAACCCAACCTACACCAAGGATGCAGAATCGGGATGCCCCACCCCACAGCCAAAACCCAAAAAAGAAAGGAGAACAACATACCCCTACCAAAAGAACGATTAACCCCTATCCAAAGAAAGACACCCACGGATCGCCCACCACCCCTCAACAAAAGGCACCCCTCACCGACCCCAATTTCTGTTCCACCCCATGTTCCCTGACCCTTACCCCACCATCGTTCTCCCACCACCGAAACCCCCAAGTTTCTGTAACACCATTGACAAGCGAGTATAAACCTATGTAAGTTACGCCGATGATTAAGAAAAAGGCGGCTGGACGCAAGCGCATACCGAGCGGCTGGGAGACGACGTCAGACATCACGCCTGAGTTACATTTAGTATGTGACAGGGAGACGGCGATAGCGATTTCTGACACGGTAGAGCAGGGCTTACCGTTGAATGTAGCGTTAGATTTAGCGGGGGTACCGAAGGACGTATTTGATGATTGGCGTGCACGAGCGGCGAAGAAGGAGGAGCCGTACATTTGGGCGATCACATTAGTGACGAAGGCGCGGGCGAATTATCTGTACAACATGCTGATTGATTTNAACATGGCTGACGAGAAGATGTGGCGCAAGTACATGGAGATATTGAAGTTACGGGACGCACAGAACTGGAGTGTTTCTGCTATTGATGAAGGCACTGAATCTATTGATCCAGAGTTTATGTAGGGGTGAGTTTTTGGCGGAAGGAAGAGCCTGTGATTGGCGAGGAAGGCGAGGTACTGATGGGAGGGATGTGGCCTAGTCAGCGCAAGGCATGGGACTGTAGCAGTTTCATTACTGCCTTTGTAGGTGGTTATGGCATAGGGAAGTCATCGACGTTATCGAAGCGTTGCATAGCGTCTGCGATATTCAATGCACCGAATCCTGTAATGGTAGTGAGTCCGAGTTATCGCATGGCGAGTCGTACGATTGTATTAGCGATACGGGGGTTATTGGACGGTCGGAGGATACGTTACCGTTACAACAAGCAGGATTCGGAGTTTCTGATATACTATGGTGGGAAGGAGTGTCGATTATGGATTGGTTCGGGGGAGCATCCTGAGGCACTGAAGGGACCGAATTTGGCATCGGCGTATTTGGACGAAGTATTTCTGATGGACAAGGAAGTTTTTGATCAGTTGATAGCTCGTGTACGCGCACCGACTGCGCGGTTACGGGAGATATGGTTAGCGGGGACACCTGAGAACCTGAACTGGGGATATGATGTATGTGCGGGGCATTTGAAGAAGAACTACGACATCACTGTATTCAATGTAGGGACGGCGGAGAACAAGGCGTTACCTGCTGATTTTGTTAAGACTTTATACAACGCTTATGATGAGCGGACGCGGCAAGCGTACATTGAGGGGAAATTTGTTAATCTCACAACGGGGGCTATTTACCATTCTTTTGAGAAGGACAAGCACGTTAAGAGCATGCCTGATCCAGGGGGTGATTTATATGTTGGCAATGATTTTAACGTCGATCCCATGTGTGGGATAGTGTTTTGGGTACGTGACGGTCACATGCACGTTATGGATGAGATTGAATTGAAGGGTGAGTCGGACACTGTAGAGTTTGTGCATGAGGCGTGGCGTGTATCGGGTAAGCGTGTTACGCGGTTTTATCCTGATCCATCTGGCATCCAGCGGCGCACGAGTGCGACGGGTGGAGTTACGGACATTGCGTTAATACAGCGGGAAGGGCAGTATTTGAGGGACAGACCTTTTGAGATACGTGCGCGGAACAGGACGCCGCCTAGGCGTGACCGGTACAACGCGGTTAATGAGATGTTCCGCAACGGGCATCTCACCATTGACCCGAAGTGCGAGACACTGATAAAGTGTTTGACATTAAGCACTTACGAGGGTTTTGCGAAGCATGACGGATTAGACCACATGCCTGACGGCTTAGGATATCCTGTGGAATGTGAATTCAGTTTACAGGCCAAGGTAACTCANGGTCGTCGTTGGTACGGCAAATAGGAGCAGATATGGCAACATCTATTGACACCATTAAGANATACATTGACGGNCACAAGGAGCACAACGAGCATGATGACGAGTGGGAGCTCTTCCGTCGTTCGTATGTAGGTGGCAAGGAATATCGGGAGGGGGAGTATCTGGTACAGCACGCGCTGGAGACCTCCACTGCTTTCCGCAGGCGCGTAGAGCAGTCGATGTTTGTGAACTACTGTTCTCCTGTGATTGACATATACAACGCATATCTGTTTAGGGAGCGTCCATCGCGGAAGATTGAGGGCATGGATGGGATAACGGGGAAGCAGTTCATGGAGAACTCGGACATGGAGGGTCGTGGTTTTCACAAGCTTATGAGGGAGTTATCCAGATGGGCGGGTGTATTTGGTCACATGGGGGTAATTGTAGACAAGCCCATTTCTGTTGATGCGCAGTCTAGGGCGGAGGAGTTGAACGCAGGCATACGTCCGTACGTCAGCTACTACACGCCTGGTAACATTGTATACTGGGAATGGGAGCGTGTATTTGGCGGTCCGTCCACGGCTTAAGACATTGGTACTACGCGAAGAGGAGTTGGAGGAAGGCATTGATGTGTACCGTGTATGGTACATTGACCGTTGGGAGCTATGGTCAGTGGACGAGACGGACAAGAAGATGAGCAAGCCTCCTGAGCTTATTGANCAGGGNGAGTACGCACTGGGGGAGATTCCTTTTGTTGTACTCCGCAACCGTGATTCGCTGGATCGCATGACGGGAGTTTCTGACATTGCGGACATTGCGCACATTAACAAGCGCATTTACTATTATGACTCGGACGCTTTAGAGATCATTGAGGCGCACGGCGTATCCTTTCCTTGAGGCTCCTGTGAATCAGTTTGGCGGACCGAGTGACGCGGACACGGTGATAGGCACGAGCAATGTACTGGAGCGTGACGCAGCCAACGACTCTGTAGGTCACAGGTGGATTGAACCGTCCCACGCATCGTTACAGCGCATCTTGGAATGGCGCACGCAAGCGGTACAGGACATTCGTGAGACTGCGAAGATGGGCGGAATGCAATCGAACGCACGACAGGGGGTAGCGGCTTTTTCTGGCTCTGCACTGGAGATTCGGTTTCAGCAGTTGGCGGCGGTACTTGCTGACAAGGCGGAGAACATGGAGAGCGCGGAGTACCGCATCATTCGTTTAGCGGCCATGTGGGAGGGTCTTTCTGGCGATGCNGAGATACACTACCCACGTAAATTTGGCATAAGGGATGTGATTTCTGATTTGGATCANGCCATTCGCGCCAAGGATGTAGTAGTCAGTCCTGTTTATGACAAGCTGGTACAGAAGAACATAGCNAGTCGCACNTTGGCGGATATGGGTTATGATGCTCCTGCGATTAAGCAAGCCGAAGAAGACATTGATACGCAGCCTTACGTTCCCACAGCCACTCAGTTTGCTTCGGCAGGTGGCATGAACGGCGTCTCTGTTGTGGAGACTAGCAAGTCCACCCAGCAGGATCAGTTGGACGCGCAGAACGCAGGTATTGTGGACAATACGGGCGACGGCACAGGCAATGGCCAATAAGCTAGTTTCTGTAAACTTCTCTGTCTCGGTAGGAGCGAAGGAGTTACAGGGGACTGCGGGGGGTCTGTCTTCCCAGAAGATGAACATCCTTTCAAAGTATCTGACCAAGGAGCTGAAGCAGACGGGGGAAGGCACGCCATTGGGGGAGGCAGGCAAGCAGGCGCGATTACTGATCCGCAAGAGGACGCTTAAGGGNAAGGACATAAACGGNAANGAGTTCAAAAGGTTGCAAGGATACAGGAAGCGCACCAGCGTTCTGCTGACGTATTCAGGAAAGAAAAAGCAGGCATTGAAGAAGGGCA